GTCTCGATTATCGCTGCCTTCGGTGCTCCTGCAATGTCTGCGAATGCGCCCGTCGTGCTCTGCTGAAGTACATCTGCGCCGTTCGTAGCGACAGTCGTGTTGCCGAACTGCGTAAAGCGCCACGCCGCGGACGACGAGGCGGTATATGGCGAGGCGCGCGAGACGTCATTCCAGACGCCAGAGCCTTCCTCATACAGCTTCGTTTGCGTGCCGACGAGCAGCCTGCGCGTATTGTCTAGCTTGACGAGGGTTGCGCCGCCGAGCACCTTAGCCGGAAGCGCCGGCATTCCAGCACTGACCGCACTAGGCGCCGCACGCATGCCCTTGAGCGACGGCACCATGTTCTCGCAGTCGATCACTGCGCCAGGCGTCGTTGGATCGATATCGGGCGCGAAGCCGATCAGTTTGTTGCCCATTACATGGCCCTCATCGACAGCGAAGAACCGGAGTACTGCCCGTCGCGGTCGTTGTCTTGCAGGTCTTTGATTGCCGTCTCAAGTGCCTGCGCCCACACCGCAATGCGTTCATCGTTCTTGATGAACGGCTCTGCTTCGAGCAGCGATGCATACAAGTAAATGTCGGGCGCGTCTTCGAGCAGCCAGTTCGACGTGTTGCTGTCGCTCAACGGCTCGATGTTCTGCAAGTAATGCAGCGTCAGCTTCGAGCCGTCTAGATTCGTCAGCAGCCAAATCTTGTTGCCGGCGATCGTGTACTTATTCAGCCCGTCTACGTCTTCCATGCAGGCGTCAGCCGCAGCCTCAGAGACGAAATCAAGCCGCTTGTCGCCGTAGGTGATGCGTATCGCCTCGTTGTAGTCACCCGGAAGCGTGATCCAATTAGTCGACGGCGTGACGCTGTAGAACGTCCGCATCTGGCGAACTTTGATCCTGCGATTTAGCCGCGCTTCAGCGAGCGCTATGAAGTCGGGCGCCGCATCGCTCAGATTATTGCGCTTGAGCCAGCGGCCGACCGACGCCTGGAGATCGGAATACGATGCGAATGGCATTAGACACGCCCCGTCCATACGCGGAAGCCGGACAGATCCGGATCGCGCAGCATCGCCTTGATGTGATCTTGGCTTTGCATGAATTCTTCAAACGTGATGCCCGTCCGGTTCAGGTAGTTCTCAACCACCACAGCCGGGAAGCTGGCCGCATGGCGCATCTCGTTCGATCCGACGATGCCCTCATTGCGAAGCGCGGTCGTCGTGTCGAGAATCGGCGTGCAATCCTGAATCCGCTCGATCGCAGTCGTGTCCGTCTCGGGGATATAGTGAAAGCGAGTGCCGACTTCCATATCAGCAGTCCTCAAGCGGGCTTACCTGAACAGTTCCGGCAGCGGATACCTGAATTGCTGCGATCGTCGAAGCACCAGCGACAGCGAGAACGATTGAATCGCCAGGCTGAACCATCGCATCGCCAGCGACAGCCGTCGTGCCGATCTTCACGTATGCGGACGCGGTAGAAGCGACGCGGATATATTTCGGCTTCGTGCCGTTCGCGCAGTTCGGAATCGATGCGCTGGCAGAGGTCGCGCCAGTCGTGATCGTGACGCCGGTCGCGAAGATTTGCATTGCCTTGGACATGGATTTCCCAAAGAAAAAGGGGCGCCCCGAAGGACGCCCCCTTGATTGCTACGAACTACGCCGGATTACAGCAGGTCGCGGATTGCGCCGGATGCCTTCTCCTGGCCGGCCTCAAGCGTGTACTCAACGACGAGCTGACGCTTCTCCGCGTCGCCGGTCTTGGCGAGCGGGTTGGTCTGCATCGGACGCAGGAACGCTGTCTTCCAGCGGCCCATTTCCAACACGAACGCGGTACGCGCACGTTGGAAGCGGTTCGGCACAGCCTTGATCGTGCCGAAGTCCGACACGTACACGTCGACGGCCGCCGTCACTTGCTTGTCTTCGCCCTTGTCGAAACGGGTCGATGCGCCAGTGAACGTCGAGAACGTCTGCTTCTGCGTGCCGCCGAGCATGATGACGTTCGGGTTGCCACCTTGCGCCCACGCGAGCTGAATCACGTTCTTCAGCATCGCTTCCGTGAACGCACGCGCGGTGCCATCGGTCGGCGCCGTATTCGTGTTGTAGTTCGGAGCCGCACCCGTTGCGCCAAGGTCGTTGTTCGTTGCGACCCAACCTTCGAGGCCGCGAAGCTGACGAGCGGTCGTCGAGTTGCCGGTAATGGCGGTCGTGTTCTGCGTCAGCGCCGTTTCCATGTCGCGCTTAAGTTCAAGACCCTTGAGACTCAACTGATACGCGAGCTCGTCTTTGCGGCCTGCCGGGTTCATGCCCGATTGCTGCGTGCCCGAGACGATGATCGTCTTCGTCGAGATCTGCGTGCGGTTGTTCAGGCGAACAGTCGGCGTAATGGCGGCAGCGCTTGCGTCGTCGCCTTCAACTGCGGCGTTGTTCGCAGCAGCGGCGAGATCCTGCGTTTGCCATTCGTGGAGCGTGTTGGTCGCTTTGCCCTTGCCGATGCCGCTCATAAACGGCGTGTCGGTCGGCGCAATCCGATAGATCACGTCGGTGAGATCTTCACGGTTGCCAACGGCGGAATAGGTTTGGTAGGTATTTGTCGGAGCGGTCATTTCTGATCCTTAATCAAGGAATTGGAGGATTGCAGCAGCCCCCGCTTCCACGCTTCCAGTCTTGGACAAGCGTCGCATCGCCTCTGAACGACCGTCGCCAGGCTTCATGCCGGTTCCGGGCCGCTCAACCTTGGGCGGGAGCTTGTTGACCTTCTGCGCAGCTTGCGATTGCTGCTTCATCAGTTCGTCGTACTTGCGCGCTTTATCAGCGACCAGCAAAAGCCGATGGTCGTTGATGCCGTTAAGCTCTTGCGCATCGAAGCCTGAGGAAGTCAGGAATTCGACGATCGCCTTAGCGCCGGCCGCGTACTTATCGGGGTCTTTCCATTCCGGGATGGCGTCGCGCAACTTGCGGCCTTCCTCGTCGATGCGCGCCTGCGTTTGCTGCGCCGCTTCGGCTTGCTGCTGCTGCATCAGGTAGGCTTGCGCCGCCTGTGCTTGCTGCAACTGTGCCGCGCGTGCTTCGAACACATGCCGCTGACGCAGGTATTCCTGCGGATTGGTTGCAATCAGTTCTTCCCAATTGGGTTGCTCTGCTTGCATGAGCGCTTGCATCTGCGGAACGAAAGTGTCCAGAACCTGCTTGAGTTGAGCCCGTTCCTGTTGGAGTGGAGCCCGCTCCGCTTCAGCCTGCTTTCGCAACGCAGCAGCCTCTTCGAAGCGCTTGTTTGCCGCGGCGGCTTTCTGTGCCTCCGCGATCAACTCAGCGCGCGTCAGAGTGCGCTCTTCGCCGTCGACCTTGATTACGAACGCTTCCTCTGCCGGCGTTTCCGGTTGGGCCTGTTCGGGTTGGGCGTCGGATTGCTCCGTTTCGCCGCCCTCTTGACCGCCTTCCTCGCCTGCATCCGATCCGTCGACCATCTCGGACAAACGACCTAACAGCTCGTCGTCAAATGATGCTTCGTTGCCCTGGTTGTCAGCGCCCGATTGGGTAGCCTCGTCCATGCATTACCTCAAAGAAAAAGCCCGCTGGATCGCTCCGAGCGGGCTTAGTTGAAAAGGGTTGGTTGTTACGCGGCGATCTCGCCGTTGTTCCACTGATACGACACGTCGCCAGTCTCAACCGGCGCGCTGCCATGCTCGCCATGCCACAGCGCAACAGGCGCGTCCGGATGCCACACGCGAACGATGCGACGGTGCGGATGCGCTTTCTCTGCCTCTATAAGCCGAAGCGAGAAGTCACGCCATCCTTCATGCGTTGCAGCGCCGATTGCTGCACCATTTGCAGCCGCGCCATCTTGCCCGTCTCTACCACCGTCTTTAGGTGGCCTTCCACGGCGCTTAGCGACTTCAATAGCCTCCATAGTTCCTCGCGTCCTTGAATGTCGCGCGCAGGAGACGACTCCCACGCGGACACGTATTGAGCCTTCAGAGTGGCGAATGCCTCACTGAGTAGCGGATGCTCCATCAGTTCCGCCGCCTGTTGCCCCCGGCTGATTTCCTGCGTCTGCTCCAATCTGTGCCTCCTGAAGCGACGTTTCGTTACTGTGAACGGTCGCCGCAAAGTCGAGTGCTTCGGCCTGCGCGCTGACGCCAGCAGGGATATAGATCGCCTCGCGCTGCACGGCGAGTTCAGCGTAGAACTTCTCGCGCTCCCATGCCAACTGAGCCGCGTGTTTGTCACGCTCTCGCGCATCAAGCAATTGCTGCTTCTGCATCTCAAGCGCCGCCTCATTGCGCGAACGGTGATCGTCGAGTTGCGCCTTCATTTGCAACTCTTGCTGATCCGATTGCGCTTGCGCCTGGATCTTTAGCAGATCCGGATTCGGCTGCGGCGGCTTCGGCGGCTGCTTGCTCGGATCGGTGAAGAACAGTTCAGAGTTCTTGAAGCCTAGCGCCTGAGCCATCTTCGTTGCTGCGTTGTAGATGTTCTCAGGCGTCGCGATGCCGATTTGCAAGCCTTGCGCCTGCACGTTGCCAAGCGCCATCAGGTGTTGGACGATCAGCGTCTTGTCGCCAGTGCCAAGCCCGACGTTCACGACCGCATCGTATTGATTGCGCCACGCACGCGGATCAACGTCGACCCAGGAGCCGCGCAGCTTGATCGTCATCGCCTTGTCCTGATACTGCGCAAGCAGCTTCTGGATCATGCGGAACAGGTCTTTCATCCCTGTTTCTGCCATGCCGCGAGCAATCAGCTTGATACGCATATCAGCGCGGTTGGTGATGTTTTCCAGGCCGCCCTTGGTCTTGTTCAGCGTGTCAGCGTCCGAACCCTGCGTGTACTTCGTAATACCGGTGCGGTCTTGCTTCGCAGCATCCGCGTATTCAAGCGCCTGGTAAGCACCCGCGGAGTCCGCCAGACCTTGTTGCAACGGCCCGACCATGCCCGGCGCCTTGACGCGCACGACCTGACCAGGCCGCGTCGTCAGCAGATCGTCGAGATTGACCTGACCATCAACGGCGAACGTGCGGCCGTTGATCTGCATGTACATGTTGTCGAGAATCGCGCGCCAGATCGACGTCTTAATCTTCTGCGTGTCCATCGCCAAGTCAGCGAGCGACAGGCCGAAGAAGCGATGCGGTCGGCGAATCGGCGTGATGCTGACGAACGGAGGCCCGTCGCATTCCTCGTTGGCGAGCGTGACGCCACCGCCGCGGACAACCTTGCGCCATTCCGCAATGCCGTCGCCGTCGTAGTCAACCTGCAGATACGCTTCCGTAATCCACACGACGCGCTGGCTCGGATCGTTGCTGATCTGACCGCCATCGCCGGCATACGCGAAATCGTCGTCGTATGCTTCGCGCTCGATGCGCTCGCCGTTCAGATCGCCGTTCGAATCGCTGTTGATTTCGTCGACGTTCTCGTAACCGGCAGCACGCAGCTCCGAAAGCGTCTTCGGCATGTGATGGCCGCAGAACGGCGCATCAGCGATAGACTTCGCCCGGCGAGAAATAATGAATTCCTCAGGCGGAACGTTCTCGACGCACACCTTGCCTACTTTCTTCGTGCGCTTGAGCGTGACGCTGTGCAACGTCGGCACTTGCGACGGGTCGGGCTGCTGCGGAGGAGGAACACCCGGCTTAAGCTGGCCCGATGCCGCGGCCTGCTGGTATTGCTGCACCTGCGCCTCGTACTGCACCATCATAGATTGCAGAGCGGTCGCATCCGGGTATTCAGCGTGCTCGATCGGCTCGACCTCAGGATCTTGCAGCAACTGCGTCACCTGCGCGAGCGTGAGCCCGCTATATTCCTCGCGAACTTCTTCCGTCGAGTCATCCCACCAGACTTTCAGAATGCCGTTCTTCTGCGTCAGCGCGTCACGAATCCATGCTTCAAGAATCTGCCAGCCGGGATTCTGCTGATAGAAGACGTAATTCACGACGTCGGTCGTCTGCCGCGCCGCTTCCTCGTCGTTCGGATTGCGCCCGGTGAACTCCACGACGTCATCGCCGGCCGTGAAGATCTCCATGAGCGCGGGAAGCGTCCACTCGATCGTATCGGCTACGTCGGTCGACACGACAGCCGAGCGACCCTCGATCGCGGGCGGTGCGAGATCGCCCTTTGCCTCGCCGAGATAGTAATACTCAGCCTTGCGCCGCATCTCAGACAGCGTACCGCCCATATAGGCGATCGACTGGCGAATCTCGGTGTCAACGATGACGCCGAGCTCGTTGTCATCGATCTTTTTCGGTTTGTCTGTCATTTAGGCGTAGTTCATGTTTGGATAATTGAGCGGCGCATACTCGCGAGGCTCCTCCCAGGCGACCATCGCAAGCCCGAACGCGTCGGAACCGTGGCTTGACCAATCGTGATTAGGCCCAAGCCCGATGCCGCGCTCCTGATCGCGCTTCTCGTGATACCAGCCAAGCGCAGCGCGTCCCGGCTCTGTCGTTTCCTCGTTGAATCGCACCTGAGGGAACAGCACACGGGCGCGCTCGATACGCGCCATTGCGGCGCCTTTGCCCTGATTCGGAATCACGGTGACGGTGTAGCCAGCCTTACGTAGCGCAGAGGCATACGAGACGTCGTAGACCTTTTCTTGCGTGTCGCCATCGTGCGGAAGCGTGAACTGCGCTCGATCTGCCGTGTAACCCTGCGTGCGGCACCAAGCCAAGTGCGCGTCGAGCGGCTGTCCAACAGCCTCGTAATAGTTGACGACGCGGATTTCCCGCCCAATGAACTGCATCGCCCAAATAGCGAACGCGTCAGCCTTGGCGCCAGTTCCGCCAATGTCGCAGAACAAGCGAATCGTCATCAGCGGATCAGCCGGGAAGAAGCCGATGCGGCCGTCATCCTTGGCTTTCGCAAGATGCTTGGCGAAATACGCGCCTTCGAGAGTCGTCACGTAATCGCCGTCCCATATGTGCGCGTATTGCTCAGGGCGATTCTCTAGATCATCCTGGCGATCGCGTTCGAGCTTCCGCGGAAACTTCGGGTTGTCCCGCCAATTGATCTGAACGCCCTTGATGCGCGGGTTCTTGCTATTGCGGAATCGACGCTCAACCGGCGCATTCTTGCGCTTCGGGTTCCACGTTACCCATAGTTCAGCGTTCCAGTCCTCGCCTTCCTCGCGCAGCGTCGGGATCAGCGTCGACCACGCCTCGTCAGTGACCGGCTCCGCTTCGTCGACCCAACACAGCAGAATGCGGCCCTTCGACTTGATCGATGCGATGTTGCGGTCAAGACCTGCGAAGGCGAACCAGATCCGGCCGTCTTTGCTCTTGATGTACTTCTCGCCAATGTCGTAATACGCCCTGAGGAACGGTTCATCCTCAATCGCGCGCTTGCATTCCTCAAGCGACGAGTCTTCAAGCGAGTTCATGAACTGGCGAGCGCACAGCAGCATCCCTGAGATACCTTGCTTCCCGTACATGTAGCCACGCACCGCGGCTAGCTTTGCGAAACTGCGCGTCTTGCCTGACCCTCGCCCACCGTGCGCGTATCGCACGTCGGCCGGGCCATCGAAAACAGGGATCAGTTTCTTCGGCAGCTTAATCTTGGCTGTCGTCATCAAGCGCCACCAGTTCTACGCGCGTGATGGTTTCCAGCGGCCCACCATCAGCGCCGGTAAGTTCAACGGCCTGCATCGACTTGCCGTAGCCTCTGTCGAGCAGTTCTTTCGCGGCAGAAATGCGCGCCGAATGGTTCTCGCTCGTAGTCAGGATCGTCGCTAGTTCGCGAATTGCATCCTCGCCGTACTCCTGCGCGAGCGCCCGAACATCAGCAGTAATCTTGTTCGGCGTGCCCTTCTGCCGCCCTCCGCGACGCTCGCCCGGTTTAGAACCGCGCGGCATCTTTGCTAACCTTTACTAGTTTTGCCATAACGTGCGCCGCATCCTTACGGGTAACGGCCCTCTGTTGGTTGTTAATCTGCCAGCGGAGCAAACGCTTCGCGTAAGGCGTCTTTCAGCGTGGCGTCGCGATCGATAGCCCAAAAGATCAGCGCGACCAACACAGCCCCGATCGCCAGCACTGGAATTAGAGCGGCCCTGAATATGAACTTCACGATTATTCTCACTTTGAAGGTTGAGAGTGGCCGGCGCTGGTTCAACTTGTATAGATCCGGCGTCATCAGCAATGCCTTCGCATTCACCCTCACGAATGGCGATTCGGGGGCAACCCGTCGCGCGTCGCCTAGTCCATCCCGACCATTCGACCGCCTAAATCGCCATGCGTGAAGGTGCGCGCTCACCGGCCCGTATGTGTTGCCGGGTTCCTGCCCTGACCGAGAGCGCGCGGGGAAGTCAAACGAAGAGACGGGAAACTAGGTAGCAGCCGCCAAAGATCAAGCATACGAACCAGACCATAGTGGCTAGCGCTGATGCAGCCGAATATCTGACGCCCGGCATTGTCGCCAATGCACGTAGCCCTAGAACCTCTACCACCGACCAGAGACCAAAGACGATACTGAGCGCAAGGATGATCCAAACCGGCATTTGTTCTGCTCCATGTGATTGATAAGATGCCGCACCCGGCGCGCCCTAGAGTTCCCTTGCGGGCGGAGACAGGGACGCTTCCAACACCTGTGCGGCTGACACTGTTTGCCCACCTGTGCCTGGGGCGATGAATCAGCAAATAATCGTGCCTGGCGCGATTCCGCTGCCGTTAAGCCACGGCTGATTGGGGTAATAGCCGGGATACCACTGCGGCGTTTGTTGCGCCTGCCTAGCGAGATCTTCGGAGATCTTTTGCCAGTCGATGGCATTCGTTTTGTTGCCGGCAATCGACGCGTTTTCAGCAACTGGCGGCGTCACCTTCTTAAATACGGTCGCAAGATGCTCTTGAATCGACTTCCACTGCTCCGGTGTAGGCGCAGCGCCCTTACCAAGCTCGACAAAGCCTTGTAGCCAATACGTAAATTGTTCCGGCGTCATTTCATCTCCTAGTGCGTGATGCCTGCGCGCGCCATGATCGATAGCGCAGCCTCAAACAAGCCTGCGTAGTCGTCTTCGTCGTATTGCTCTGCGCGGCCGATCAGCATTTCTAGCGTCTCGTCGTCGAGTTCCAGATTGCCAGCGTTCACCAGATGGCCGAACGCCACTGCGAGCGCGTCGGCTAACGTGTCTATGTCTTCGTGCGGGCAGAGCTTGCGCATACAGCCTCCTCGAACATATCCGGCGTTACGATCGTTCTTGCCACCTGGCCGTACTTCGCGTGATACGTGATAGCCACAGCGGCGCGCTCCGATAGCCAGCCGCCGCGTGATGCGTATGCGTCACGAGCTGCAATCGTCGGATGCTGAATGACCGTCATGCCGCTATGCTCTTTTTCCTCGACGTGATGCCGATGGCCCGTATGCGCGTACCGCTTCGTCGTCGCGCCCCATACCTTCGGAAACTGAGCGGCAAAGAAGATCGGCAACGCATCGTTGCGCTTCATATGGCCGTGATGGAACGCGATCAGCGTTTCGCCGTGCTGGTGGACGTAGTACGGTAATTCCGACTCGATGACCGTCACGCGCGGCTCGTTCTCATACAGCGCCTTGAAAAGCGCCCTGAGCCAGATGCTCGATGCGAGATCGTGATTCCCTTCCGCCATCAGCACCACAACGCGCTCATGCTTCTGCAACGCGAAGTCGACGATGCGGCGCAGTACACGAAGCGCCGCGGCAACGATCTTCGAGAATCGGCCGTCTTGGTCAAGAATGTGTCCGTTCGTCGGCGTGACCGGAAGCATGCCGTCGCTGTGCAGGAAGTCGCCTAGCTGCGCGATCAATCCCGTATTCGCGGCCGGCGCCGAGTTCACCATCTGCTCAAAAGCGGCAACAAGAACCCGCTCAGCGATTTTCACGTCCCAATCTGCACCGCCTTCCTTGTGCCATGCGAGCGCGCCAAGGTGACAGTCCGTCAGCGTGTAGACGTTGCACAGATCGGCTTTCGTCTTCGCCGGCTTTGCCATCGGCTTAACGCGCGGCAACTCTTTCGCCATCGCAGCGAATGCATCGCGCATGATCGCTTCTTGGCGGTCAGCGTCGACGGATGATTTCACCCACTGGCCGCGCGGCTTACCGTCCTCGTCGTAATACGTCGACACGCCCTTGACCATGTAGCCGTCAGGAACGGTGCGAGTCATATCGTGCGAGGGGCTGTAACCAGAGCGCGCAGCTCGCTTCTTCAGAGAAGCCAGCGAATTGCTGATCGTGCCGTGACTGACGCCCAGAGCGGAAGCAGCCTTGCGCTCGGATCCGCACCGCTCGATCGCCTCGATGAATTCAGTCTGACGAGGCGTCGCCCATTCCTTTAGCTTGCAATCGATCAAGCATCGCCCCCGATACGTTTTAGTGCCGCCTCGCGATCAGCCTTCATCGCGCCAGCAATCAGTCGATGCTTCTCGCTCTCTACGCTGCCCAGTAGCGCCCCGTGTGCGCTCTCTTGATCCAGGCACAGCGCCATTTCTTCAGCGTCCTCCGCGAAGTCCATTGCGAGCATCGCAACAGCCAGCACGCCAAGCGCAGACAGCAGCAACACAAGCGCGACAACGACAAGCGAGACGAGAGACATGGCGGCTCCTATAAGTCTGCGAATGTATTAAATGTGGGCGAGCGCACGCGCAAAGCATCCACGACGTCGACAGCTTGCAAACAAAACTTGATGTTCTAATACTGCGGAAGTATTATATCTACACGCAAACGCGGAGACCAACCATGAGCAACTATGAAAATTACGTTCTGAAGCAAGCAGCCGAGACGATCGGCAAGCTGCGCGAGCTGGTGCACTCCGGTCACATCACCATCGAGAGCGCATGCGCAATCGGCGAAGCGCGCGCCATGCTGCAAATCCTCTCTGACGCACTGGAGGCGCGCAGTGAACGCGCGGTTTAAGTGCAGTCACGATTTCTGGCTCGATCAGGAGGCTGACGCCTACTACAACGAGACAGATGGCGAGGATGACGAAGAACCGGAGGAAGATCCGGATGATGAATGACTAAGGCCCGCGCGATGCGGGCTTTTTGTTTGGCTCCGCGCCTGAGAATCGAACTCAGCTAGCCATTGATTAACAGTCAAGCCCATGCACCTTGCTCGGGTTTCGCGGAATAGAAATTGGTGGATCGACTAGGTAACGATCCTAGCTGGCCGAAGCGACAGCTTTACAGGCTGCCCCGCCTCCTTAGCGGTCTACCGATCCATACGCCGAACTTTCCCGGCAGTCAGGCGTGGGGAGCGCCGGCGAAAACGAAAAAGCCGCCGCATGATCTCTCAGGCGACGGCCGCTGAATAAAAAGCCGCTCAACCCTTCAGGGGAGCGGAAACTGCTTTGCAGCAGAAGGAACCGGGAACGCATGAATCCCACGGTAGACACATCTTACCAAAACAGTCCAAGTTGTGTCAACCAACACTTCGCGAGTATTAGTGCGGTCGTCCGACGATCGACAGGAGCGCGGCAATCGCCTCCTGGCGCATGTGAACGGGGATGGCGGCGCAGGCCGCGTTGATGAATTCGTTGTCAGTCCAGGCGTCAGGCGATAACTCGCCCTCGAACACCGGCAAAACATTGGCACTATTTGCAGCGACAGCTTGCGCACCGGTCATAATTACCCGCCTTTCTCTTTTGTTGGGGAGACGCTTTCAACTAAGCGACCCCTGAACATTAAGGCTTATCATATGGGTACGCAACAAATTTTTGTATCGCTTTGTTGCATTTCAGCAGTATTAGAAGTCAAAATTACTTTGGTAGGACGAAAATTGTTAGCACTGTAATACTTTTGTCTGCCCCGCTGTCAACCGTTTGCGAGCTGCTTATTTTGCGTGCTCTTTCTCGACGATTGTCTCTATCGGCTTTCCTGTGACGATAGCGCCCATCACCTTTATCAGCGCAGCGCGCGTTGCTTCCGGTGAATGCTCGTAGAGACCGCGGACAGTGTTTAGAACGTCTGCCAGGCCCTCGTCTTGGACTTCTGCAGGCTCCTGATGGTTTGTATCGAGCCAGCCTTCCGGGAGGTTCAGAGCGCTTTCTATGCTGCGCGCGAGCTTCGGCCCGATGATGCGACCGTTTCCGCCTTCTTCC